ATGTAGGTACTATTTACCTTCTAGTGATTTTACCCCATATCCCCTAGATTCACCTGCAGACTTTCTATTGTGACATGATTCACATAATGATTGAAGGTTACTATCATCTAACCTTGCACCACCAGCATTAATCGGCACAATGTGATCAACTACTTTAGCCGGAACAATCAAATCATTCTTTTCACATTCAACACACAAAGGATTACTAATCTTAAATGCTTTGGCTTTTTTTCTCCAAGGCCATGAGTTGTAAAACTCTGTGTTCTTATTCTCACGTTCGAATGCTTTACGCTGTGGAACCCAAGAACGTTGTATCTTATCTGGTTTCTTTGCCATAACTATTCTTCTTTTAACCAATCAGGCAATTCATCATTAACTTGATTATCACTATCAAATGCTTCAGTAACTGTTGGCTTAGGTAGTTCAGTATAAGATTCATTGATGTAATCTACTTTATCATCTTCATCCATTACATCAACAAACTTTGTTTTATCACCAATAAACTTTAACATTGTTGTACCAACAGAACCACCACGATACTTAGCAAATATTATTTCAGTATCTGCACCAGCTTCAATCAAAGGCTTTAATAAATCATCATAATATTCAATATCAATATCAATTTTATAATAACTTGAACGATATAAAAACTGAACAATATCTGCATCTTGCTCAATAGAACCTGATTCACGTAAATCTGATAACATTGGACGTTTATTTGGTCTAGATTCTACAGCACGAGATAACTGCGCTAATGCTATTACTGGAATTTCCAACTCCTTTGCTAATCGTTTTAATCTTCTGGATATATTTCCTATTTCATGTTCACGATTTCCTTTAGAAGATTTATCTGTAATTAATTGTAAGTAATCCACAATCAATAACTTAATATCATACTTTCTTTTCCATAACTTAGCTGTAATAACAACATCTGTTATATCTGTTTTACCAGAATCATCAACATGAAAAGAAAATTTACTCATTCTATCTTGGTGATTTCTATAAGTTTGAAAGTATTCGTTGTGTTCAAAACCTTTTTTAAGTAATTGCCCTAAGTGAAAGTTCGTATCAATAGCTACAGAACGTGCAGTTAATTGAGCCATAGACATTTCTAAAGAAATAAAACCAACTCCAGCACCCAACTTACATACTTCAATAGCAGTTTTTAAAACATACGCAGTTTTTCCCATGGATGGCCTTGCTGCAACAATAACTAAATCTTGATTTCTATATCCACCAGTGTATTTGTTTATTGATTTGAAACCAGTGTTCACACCAACTAACTTTACTTCTTGCTTATTCGATGTAAGCAATTCAACTTCTTTTAGTAAATTATCTAAAGCTGTAGGAAAAGAAACTGTAGTTCTTCCTGTGCTTATAAAATCAGTTACTTTATCGAATTCATTTTGCCAACGTTGCAATAGTTAAAAAATATCTGTTGTATCATCATAAGCTAAGTTTATAATCAATTCAGAAAACATGATAGTTTGTCTAGAAATAAACTTTTGCAATACAATTCTTGAATGATATTCGATGTGAGCACCAGAAGAAATCTTTTGTGTTAACTGAATCAAATAGAAATCACCACCAGCTAATTCTAACTTACCATTCAATTTTAACTTAGAAGAAACAGTAAGAAGATCTATTGGATTGCCTTCATTATGCAATTGCTGTATAGCTTCGAAAACAACAGCATGAGTATCTTTGTAAAAAACTTCTGGACGCGGAATAATACTTAAACATTCATCAACAGATTTAGAATCTATTAACATAGCACCGATTATTGCTTGCTCTAAGTCAATTGCTTGTGGAGGAAGTTTTCCACGATTCATATCGATTATTTTAGTTTTATCTATCATTATGCAAAACCTCCTATTTTTTCTTTTTTAGTATTAGCATTTAAATCAATCACTTTGTTATCAAATTTATTTTGATTATCAATCCAATTTCTTGCGAACTTTTTAAACCTTCCAGATAGAACATGTTGCTCATAAACCAAACCTTCTTGCTCAACAGTTGCTTCAAACATTTCTGAAAACTTTGCAAAGTCATTAATTCGGCTTTTATGCTGCATCATTAAATTTTCAAAAGCAGAAGGAAAATTAGTTTCAAAAAAAGTGAGAGCACTTTCTATCTGTGTTTTATTATCTGTTTTATTATCTGTTCCTATATATGAGAGTTCATTTTTAACCAATCGATTGGTTAATTTTACACTTTCGATTGTTGAAATTTCGCCAATCGATTGGTTAATTTTAGACAATGCAATTTCATTGACTTTATAACCATTTTTGAACATTTCAATTATATTCTCAGATAATGAATACCAAGCTGTTTTATCCCATGTATTTTCATTAAAATTAGCAGTCAATAAAACATCTTTTTCAACCAACTTTTTGATAATATTTTTTACTTGAGCGTAAGTCCAAAATGGAAATAATTCAGTGAATGCTTTTTTGGTGTTATAGGTCCAAAATCTACCATCATGGAAGTGTTTGTTGTTAGCTACATTATGATTAATCCAGAAGTAAATATTATTGATAAATATTGCTTCGTTAACACCGTATAGCTTCGCTATTTCACTATCAAATTGAAAAGTCATAATTATTTTTTAATTTTATAATACAAAACACCTTCAACAATTGAAGTTTCTATAAGTGCTTTTTCTTGCAAATCATATAGAGAACTAAAAATAAAATGATCTTGTATTATTGGTAAATTGTAAACTATTTCATCAAAGGATAAAACATTTTTAAAACTCTTTAATAAAGAAAACACTAAAGATTGATTAATATCTAAATTATTTTCAATACATATTTTTTGAAACAAAGTAAAATTCATAACTATTTTAAAGTTAAATATTTAAAACGTGTCATTTCATTACTTACTATAGCATTAGAAAGCTTTACCATTGCTTCAGCTTTTTTATACTTTTTTTCATCAAATTCACCAGAAGAAAGTTCGTTGAAAACATCTTCTAATTTGTCTGAAATTCTAATTGCACGATTATTTGCATCCATAATTTCAGCATGATACACACTTTGAACAATAGCAATTCCTTGCTCTTTAATTTCTTGAACTACTTCATGGCGTTGTAATTCTTTTTCATTCACAACATCCGATTCTGTAGAAACCGATTTATCAATGAATTTAATTTCATTTAGGAATGAATCCAATTCGCTTTCGTATTTTACAAATGTTTGTCTATCTGTAAAAATTGAAGCCTTTAAATCGATTATTTTTGTATTTTTTACAACATACTCACGACCACCCCACAGGAAGGTTGCATTTTCAAATAACTTTAGTTTTTCTTTCATTTTTATTAATTTGTTGGTTTAACTTTAATGCGTTTCTTTTTAAATCAATTATTCCATTATGATTTTCAATTATTTCATCAACTAAATGTTGATCCTTTATACCTAGAAATCTTTTAACTACAGATGAATCACTCATTGCGTTAATTTTAAGACTTTCAGATAGTGATACTAATTTTAAATTATCAATATCAAAATTTCTTGTATTACCATCTATAAATCTAACTTGATGATTAGCCGGAACTGGTCCGTTGACAGATTCCCAAATCAATCGATGTTTTAATTTAAAGTTATTGGTTGAATCTTTAAAATCACCTACTTTTACTTCTACATATCCATCACGTGTAATTCTTTCATGACCAACTGCAACTGTGTTATGTGGCACAATACCTTTTTTAAAAGTTGTTTTTCTTGCATTTTTTTGACCTTCTACAGTCATAAATTCATCCCACTTTTTACCTTTATTTTTAGGAACATCACCTTTTTTAAATCTGGTATCAACTCCAACAACTTTCAAAACATTACCACAAGTTTTAGATATATGTTCAGCAGATTTTTTTACATTCAATTTATTTGCTGCACTATAAAGACTTTTTTCACTACAGTTAAATTTTGCACACAATAGACTATTTTCTGTATTTGCGTAATTATCTTTCAAAAAAGCTAATTCAGTATCATTCCACTTTTTTTTTGCTCCAAATCCAACTGCTTTTTTAATTCCAAATTTGTTGGCATAGCTTCGCATAGCTTCGTATGTTCTTCCTGGAAGAAGTTCTTCCATTTTCTTTTTTGAAGATGTTGGAAAAAAATCTCTAAGCAACTGTTCCTGTTCTTTGGTCCACGAGTTACTTCTCATCTTAAACCGCTTTTAATAGTTTACTTCTTTCAAACTTTACAAACAGCTCCAAGAAACGTTCTTTGGCTTGTTTTGGTGTCCAATAGAAAGCTGTATTCTTTTTTACTACACATTCCATCCATTCTACACCAAGCATTTTATAATCGGCTGCTTTTACGCTTTTGTGTAATGGAAAATCAAATCCATACTTTTCAGCAATAACTTGCATCAATCTATTTTCATGGCTTTTGAAGTCTGGCATTAGTTTTTTAAATGGTGATGGCATATCACCCAGATAAGCTTCAGAAGCATCATGTAGTAATGCAGCCAATTTATGTTCATCATCAACATAACTTGCAACCATACAACAATGCTGTGCTACACTTAAAAAACCATCCAATTGACCACCAAAACGTGCTGTCATACTTAATCCATGTGCTATATCTTCAATACATATACTTTCTGGATCCACAATCTTTAAATCAAAAACTTTATCAGTAAAAGTTCTTATTGAATTTTCGGTGTATTTTTCTGGAAATTTCATAGTTGGTTATTTATTAAATTATTCTATTTCACTAAACTTTAAGTAACTTTTATCTAGTACAGATATATGATGCCTTAAAATCATTTTATTGTAAGCATTTCTAGAAATTGTTGCAACAGGAAAATTCAGTTTAAATGCTTCTTTAATATTCCAATTACTTTTAATCAATGCTTTTATTATCAATATTCTTTCAGACCTTAACAGATTATACTTACCAGAAGAATAATGTGCTGCAGTATATTTCTTTACTTCCATTTTTCATCAAATAGATCTTCATAATACTTTTCGGCTTTTTTCAA